AATATTCAAAGCCCAAAAGAAGCATTTGCAGCAATAAATGACTTAGCTGGCGTTATGAGATGTATGCCGATATGGTCTGCTGGCTCTGTAACTATTTCTCAAGATAAACCAACAACATCAAGTTATCTGTTTAACTTAGCCAATGTAGGTGAAGGTGGATTTGCATACTCAGGAAGTAGTTTAAAAACTAGACATAGTGTTGTTTCTGTCAGTTACTTCAATATGGATTCAAAGGAAGTTGACTTTGAAGTAGTGGAAGATGCAACAGCAATATCAAAACTCGGAACGATAGTAAAACAGGTAAAAGCATTTGCTTGCACTTCCCGTAATCAAGCTGCAAGATTGGGCCGTGCAATCCTTTTCGCTGAACAAAATGAATCTGAAACAATTACTTTTAACACTTCAATAGACGCAGGAATTGTTGTTAGACCTGGCTCTGTCATTGAGATAAACGATCCAGTAAGAGCAGGAGCCAGAAGAGGTGGTCGTGTAGTGGCAGCAACAACCACAACTATTACTATTGACGCATTTGAACAAACAGGTTTACCTTCTGCAAATGATAATCCAACTATCAGCGTTATTTTAGGTGACGGAACAGTTGAAGTAGGTTCTATTTCTAATTTAGGTGATACGATCACTGTTAACAGTGTTACTAAACCAGATGGAACGACTGCTTCTGCGTTTTCATCAGCACCAAATGTAAACTCACCTTATCTAATATCTAGTACAACGCTACAAACTCAATTATTTAGAGTTATCCAAGTAGAAGAACAAGATGACATTAATTATGTAATTACAGCTTTATCCTATGTAGAAGGTAAATATGCGTTTATTGAAAATGGAACTCCTTTACCTACAAGAACTGTATCTATATTAAATCAACCAGCTAGTCCTCCAAGTGCTTTAACAGTTTCGGAGCAAACGGTTGTTATAAACAATATTGCTAGAAGTAAACTTATTGTTGATTGGCAACCACAAGTAGGTGTTACTCAATACTTAGTTAATTACAAAATAGAAAATGGTAATTATGTTTCTCAGGTTGTATTTAGCAGTGATTTTGAACTATTAGATACTGTAAAAGCAACTTATACAATTCAAGTTTTTTCATATAACGCATTAGGGGAAATATCTGCCAATGCAGCAGAAACAACATTTACTGCCGTAGGTAAAACTGCGGTTCCTGGTAATGTTCAAAACTTAACTATCGAGCCAATAAACGAACAGTTTATAAGACTTCGCTTTAGACAGGCCACTGCCATTGATGTTTTACATGGTGGTCGTGTTTATGTTAGGCACTCTAATCAAACTGGAAATAATGCTACCTTTCAATCTTCTCAAGATATAATTGAAGCTGTAGCTGGTAATGCTACAGAAGTTATAGCTCCTGCTCTTGCAGGAACTTATCTTTTAAAATTTCAAGATGATGGCGGTAGATTCAGTGCTGTTGAAACAAAAACAACTCTTTCACTTGTCAACCTTTTAGACTCTGTTGTTGTAGAAACTGATAGAGAAGATACAGATGGAACTCCTTATAACGGAGCTAAGTCAAATGTTGTATATGATTCATCTATCGGTGGATTAAAACTTATAGATCCAACAGCAAACGCTACTGGTACTTATGATTTTGTAGATACTCTAGATCTTGGTAACACATTTTCCCTTACTTTGAAAAGACATTTTCAAGGAGAGGGTTTCTATACAGGAGATCAGTTTGATAACAGAACAGACAATATAGATACTTGGACAGATTTTGATGGATCAGTTGCTAATGAAGCTAATGCAAAAATAGCTGTACGAACCACAACAGATAATCCAAGCGGATCACCTACTTATACAGATTTTAATGATTTTGCTAATGGTACTTTTAGAGCTAGAGGATTTCAATTTAGAATTACATTGGAAACAAGTGATACTGCACAAAATATGAATCTACAACAGGCAGGATATACAGCAACAATGCAATCAAGAACAGAACAATCATCTGTTATAGCGTCTGGAGCAGGAGCAAAAGCGGTTACATTTACAGCACCATTTTTTGTTGGAACGTCTGCACTTGGCAACTTAAATAGTTTTTTACCAGCCGTAACTATATCAGCACAAAATATGGCATCAGGGGATTATTTTGAACTTAGTAGTATATCTGGAACTGGCTTTACAGTTCACTTCAAGAACTCAAGTAATGCTAGTATTGATAGGAACTTTACCTACAGTGCTGTTGGTTTTGGTAAAGGAGGTTAACATGGAGGAAAATAGTATTTAACTGTGGCTGACGTTACAAACTACACAATCGAAAATGCTTCTGGGGCAAACGTAAGAATCGACCTTAATAATGTCTTTGAGGCAATTCAAACGTGCAATTCAAAATCTACTGATTTAGTTACTAGCCAATGTAAAACTGGCATGCTTTTTTTGAACACTACTGATAATGAATTAAAAGTAAGAAACAGTGCTAATAATGATTTTTCAAAAATAGGAGACATAAATCAAGATCATTTAGGTTTACTTCCTAGAAGTGGCGGTTCAAATTTTCCAATGACAGGTCAACTGCTAATAGATGACTCTAATAGTGCTTCTACTCCTGCTCTATCTTTTGATACCGACCCAGATACAGGACTATTTAGAAAATCTGCCAATGTAATGGGATTTTCCGCTAGTGGCACAGAGCAAATGTTATTTGATGCTAATGGATTAACTTTGCAGGGTCAGAATGATTTACGTTTTGCTGATTCTGATAGTAGTCATTATGTAGGATTTCAAGCACCTGCAACAATAGGCACAAGTTTAACTTGGACATTACCTGCTACTGATGCTGCTGTTGCTGGCTATGCTCTTGTATCAAATGCTTCTGGTACGTTAAGTTGGGCTGCTGCTGGAGGCGGAGCAGTTGGTGGTGGTACTAATGAAATCTTCTGGGAAAATGATCAAACTGTCACACAAAACTATACAATTACAAACGGAAAAAATGCTGGCAGCTTTGGGCCGATTACTATACAATCAGGAGTAACAGTCACTGTTGGAACTGATGAAACCTGGACAGTTGTTTAAATGAGTACTCTTAATGTAGCTACTATAAAAAGTTTAAGTTCATCGGCTCCTGTTTTTCAAAATACATCAGGTGTAGAGAAAGGACAGCTTTGTAAAGCATGGATCAAAATGAATGGTACTGGTACAGTTTCTATTGATGGCAGTTTTAATGTAAGTTCAATTACAGATAATGGAGTAGGTGCTTATATTGTTCACTTCTCAAATGCATTGTCAAATGCAAATTATTCTGTTGGCGGTTTTTCTCATAGAAATGGCTCTCCCAATGCAGAGGTTTTGTGCCACATTGATTCACACGGGCCACAAGCGGTAAGCACTACTCAGTATCCATTTGCTCTTTCAAGTACAACTAATGGTCAAAATGTAGGCCTTACTAATGTTGATGTTTCGTTTATTTCGCTTCAGTTTTTTGGAGATTAACTATGTCAACATTGAAAGTTAATACAATTCAAAATACTTCTGCTGCTCATAGTTCAACCCCAGAGCAAATTGCACAAGGGAGAGCAAAAGCATGGATAAATTTTAATGGAACAGGAACAGTCGCTATAAGAGACTCTTTTAATGTAAGTTCTATTACTGATAATGGTCAAGGTGATTATACTGTGACTATGACTACTGCAATGAGTAATACAAATTATGCTGTAGCAACTGCTTCAGGAGATGGTGCCACTTCAGCTATTAGAGGTTGTGGCGTGTGTAATAGTTTGACAACTACTACTTTTAGGGTGCAATCTAATTTTACAGGTGGTACTTTAAATGGTTTATATACAAGAGATGACCCTATTGTTTGCTGTACCGTTTTTGGAGATTCCTAATGTCAATACTTAAAGTAGATACATTACAAAATATCAGTGGAAATAAAGAAACGACAATAGATGAAATGTTGAATGGTCGTGCAAAAGTTTGGTGGAATTATGACCAGACAACACCATCAGTAACAAATAGTTTTAATATTTCATCTATAACAGATAATGCGACTGGTCAATATACAGCTAATTTTAGTGTTACTCTAAGCAATCCATGTGGAGTTACTTCTAGTTCATTCAAC